TGAGAGTTTCTCTCCCACAGAGTATAAAGATACCCGTGGTGTACGTACGGTGGGTACTGGATTTAATTTGAAAGAACCGCATGTGCAAGCTGCAATACAAAGAATTGCTCCTGGCGTTATGAATGGAATACCACTTACAGAAGATGCGAACGAAAAGATTTTTTCCACTTTGTTTGAACAAGCTTCTATAGATGCAGAAAACTTTGTGGGCTCTGATACTTATCATGCACTTCCTGATAATGTAAGAACGACTTTAATTGATAATGCTTATCAACTTGGTGCGCCAAAACTTAGTGCGTTTAAGAAATATCGAACAGCCCTACAAGAAGATAATTTTGAAATGGCAGCAACTGAATTACAGAACAGCCAACTATTTCGACAAACCCCAGAGCGCGTGAAGCGTGGTATTCAACGAATCCGAAAGGGATAACAATGGCAACTTTTGAACAAACTGAAACACGAGATCCTTCACCTGCTGGAGCTTTAGGTACTGCTAGAGAAAGAACGCTGGAGTGGTGGAAGCAAGAAATTAAAAACGGTATTAAGTATCAAGAGATTTACGGACGTCCTCAAGATTGGGAACGCTTTCGTAATTATTATCGTCATGCTTGGAAACAGGGAACTGTAATGCCGGTGAACTTAGTGTTTAGCATTATCCGTTCTCTAATCCCACAAGTTTACTTTCGTAACCCTAGAGTTTTTGTAACCTCACGTGTTCCTAATATGGAAGCACATGCAAAAGTTGTCGAAGCTGTTGATGCAGTTCTTATGCAGGAAATGGATTTAAAGAGGCAGATGAAACGTGTCATCACTGATGCTGCTGTACAAGGTTCTGCTGTAGGCTGGAATGGTTATGACTCCGAGTATGGTTATGATCCTACCCAAGTGGATCCACTTACCGGAGATAGTTCTTTTACTCAATATGACAGTAGGGGATTTCGCTTAGAATATAATACAGCTGTAGCTCCTGGTATGCCTTGGTTTCAACGCGCTGAATTAGAGTCGACTATATTTCCTTGGGGAACTTTGGATGTAAGAAATTCTGAGTGGGTAGCTATGCGAGTATTACGTCCACTTAGAGATGTGAAGAAAGATCCAAAGTATAAGAATACACGAAATCTTTCTGCTACTACTCGTGGTATTCCTTCTTCTACGGAGGAAGCTAATAGAACATCTCAGTCAGGACAAAATGATTTAATTGAGATGTGGCAGATTCGTGATGTAAAGACCGGAGAGATCATCGTCATTAATCTTGACCATGATAAGTTTCTTCGTAAAGAAGAAGATGAAATGCAAATCGACGGCGTCCCCATGCATTGGTTTGTCTTCAATGATGATCCAACATACCCATGGGGCATACCGGACGCTCGTATCATTGAGCCTCAGCAATTAGAACTCAATGAAATCAGGAAGCTGTCTATGTTCCATCGCCGTCTTGATATGGTTAAGATCCTCTACAAGCGCGGTGCCATGAAGCCCTCTGAGATTGAAAAACTCCTTGATGAAGATGTGGGGGCAGCTATTGGCGTCGACACAGATACTAATTTGGCTGATGCTGTTCGCGAATTCAAAGTCGATATGCCTCGTGATCTAAATGAGTGGGCCAATATCGTCCGAGAAGATATGCGAGAGTTGACTGGTTTCAGTCGCAATCAAACAGGACAATTTGAATCATCGAGTCGTCGTACAGCTACCGAAGCTAAAATTGTACAAGGCGCACACGAAATTCGTATTGATGAGCGTAGAGACCAAGCCGCTGATTACTTAGAGTCGATCATGCGTAATGTAAATCAAACAGTCTTTAAGTTCTGGCAAGCTCCTCGAGTCGTCCAAGTCATCGGCCCTACGGGACTACCCGGCTGGATCCAGTACACCGGTGAACAATTGCGTGGTGAATACTTTCTACGCATTGATCCTAATAATGGAGCACCCATCTCAGGAGAGACTCGTAAAGCCGACGCTACACAACTCCTGCAACTTTGGGGAGCTGTAGGCAGTAACCCTCCGCCTCCCGAGTTGACGAAGTTTATCTTCTCCAACTATGAGGGCATCAATCAAGAGAAGCTCTCTCAGGAGTTGATGGCTCTACGTATACTACCGCAAGATGGCGCAGCTGGCTCAAGCCCACAGAACCCAGCACCACTCGGTCAAGTATTAGCTAATGGTACACAAGGGGGCAATATGAATCCCGCTCTGCAGAATCTCGGAGGAGGTCAATCCCAAGGTGCGTGAAGATCCTCGAAAGTTTAACCCTAATGTCGGACAGACGACAGGCCGCACGGGAAGAATATATCATGGCCACGCTACTGAACGATTGTGCCCTACGCATAGTTGGTATAAGACAGTCAAAGGTGGCGGTAAGTCGGATTGGTGCGATAAGTGCGAGGCCCACGCTGCCCCCAAGGGTGTGAACATCAGTACTAGTAATACTTATGCTGGATGGTATGAACATATTACGACTACACCTATTTGGTGTGATAGTAAGAAAGACCTCTATAACGCATGCATTAAACATGGTAAGACTGCACGCGTACTTATGAGTGGTGGAGTAATGAAGAGACCAAAAGGAGCATGATATGGCGAAGTTAAAAAAGTCAGCAGATGCTGAAGGATTACCGCGTATGACTATTACCGCTGTACAAAAAAAGAGACCTGATGTAATATTTGAAGGGGAGTGGACTGCTCTTCTTGTCAGGTCCGCAATAGCTAATATTCGTCGTGAATATATTAGGTCACGAAGAACAATGCGTAAGACAACATCCAAAGGAGCAACGACCAATGGTTGAAGACACAAAGACAGATTCACTCGACACCTCAGCGACTGAGGATCAAACACAAGAACAAGGCGATGCCAGCAAAACGGCAGGCTCTGGTACCGACGTACCAACCATCGAGCAGCTTCAAGAACAAGTAAAACAAGCACAGGCAGAACGGGATACAGCTAAGCTTCAAGCTTGGCAAGCAACTCAAGGGAACGGACGGCAATCTTCCGAAGATGAAGAGGAAGAACCGGAGCCGATAAACCCTCTTGAGGGTCTCTCTGAGGAACGCCTCTCACAGATGACTAACCGAGAACTCATCCAAACCGCAGTTGAAGCTTTCAGTAAGAAGATGGAAGCTGAGATTCTACCGAAGATTAGAAGTGAAATTGGATCTTTAGGTAAATCGGTCGCTGAGCGAAATGCCCAAACGGATGTTGCGCAAACTGCTGCAAAGCATAAAGACTTCTGGAACTATCGAATGGATATGATTCAGTTGTCTCAGCAATCTCGTTACTCCAGTTTGCCCGCAGAAGATTTATATCTGTTGGCAAGAAGTCGTAAAGGAGATGCACCTGCAGCAGCTCGACCAACGGGTATAGCTTCTAAGAAATCAGAAGATACTGCGAAGGAAAGAGATGCGCGTGCCGCCTCAGAAAAGCCCGGCTCTACAGGCCGTGCGAGTACTAAGGAGCCTAAAGATATGAGTTCTGAAGAAGCCGGTGAAGATGCCTATGAAAAAGTGTTTGGTCCAAAGAAATAAAACAATGAGGTATTCACATGGCCCTTCCAACAAGAGTAGAAACGCTAGATGATTTTTATACATCTACGTTTAATAATCGCTCGTCTGCTGTACAAGATCAGATATTCAAAGCAACTCCTTTAGCTCGTTGGCTAAAAGGAAAAAACCGTATTAAATTTGACGGCAGTGGTGGTCGTTTCTTAGAAGTCCCATTAAGTTTTGCTAAGAATGACACCATTACTTCGTTGGCCAAAGGAGATACCATATCTCTTAATGACACGAAGTTTCTTACGACTGCTCAGTATGAGTGGAAGTATGTAGCTGGTAACATCACTCGTTTCTTCACTGACGATCAGCAGAACAAAGGAAAGCAGTCAGTTATTAATTTAGCGAATGCGAAAATTGATAATCTGCGTGATTCTTTAGCTGATAAGTTGGAAGAGTACTTCTTCGGTGATGGAACAGGAAATGGCGCTAAAGATCCTAATGGTCTTGCAACGTTTATTTCTACAACTCCTGCAGTTGGAACTGTGGGTAATATTGATGCTGCTACGAATGCATTTTGGAGAAACATCTCTAATGCTTCTACTGGCGCTGCGTCCGTCACTCTATTGAGTGATATGCGTACTACGTTCAATGATGCTTCTACTGGTCAAAACTCTAATACCCCACGGGTATTGTTTACTGATCAGGCGACGTATGAATTGTACGAAGATGAAGTTACGGAACTAAAAGTCATTAACGACACGATGGCTGGTGACCCGATGCTTTCTTCGGTTACCTTCAAAGGTCGTCCGATGTTTTGGTCCGATAGAGCGCTTCCTGGTGGAGCAATCTACTTCTTGAATGATGAGTACTTAACTCTACTCATTGATCCTGAAGTGAACTTCATGATGACCGAGTGGAAAACAGTTGCAAACCAACTGGATCGTTTTGCTCAGATCGTTATTAAAATGCAGTTAGTTTGTAATCGCAGAGCTTCTCAGGCTATCCTGACAGGTGTTGCTGCGTAAACCGTACTCCAATTCCCTGCTAATGGGATAGGAAGACAATCCGAGGAGATTAAAAAATGGCTATTACAGGTCAAACACAAATACCCGGAGCTGGTGGTCAAGATCTTGGTCACAGTTCAGTAAAGCATGGTATCCAAGAAGAGTCAGCGACTAAGGCACACCGCCTTGGTGATAGGCTTATTGTTGGATCTCGTGTGTTCAGGTATTGTCAGGCGTCAGAAGCATTAACAGCAGGAAGAATGGTTACTTCTATCCCCACCCAGTTTGTTGAGGATACTGTAACTGTTGCTCATCCGGCTGGCACTAATAAAGTAACCATCACAGCATCTGCAGCTATCGCTGCTGGTCAGTTGGCCGATGGCCTTCTGGTTATCGACGAAGGCACAGGGGCTGGTGAACAGTATGTCATTAAAGACAATCCGGCAATTGCTAACGGTGCGACTGGAGTGATTACTCTGTATGATGGGATTCAAACAGCTTGGGCTATTGCGGATACGGACATCTCTATGTATACGTCGCAGTATCGCGTGCAAGAGTCCAATACTGATGCTATCGAACTCCCTGTTGGAGTTCCTCATACATCAGTGACTGATGAGAATTTCTTCTGGGCCCAGACATCTGGACCTTGCGGTGTTCTCATTGACGGTGCATTCGGTAACAACATTGCACAACGTTCTCTTACCTTGAGTAACGGTGTTGCTGGTGCAGTTGAACCGGCTGTTGCTGGAAATCCTGTTGTTGGTGAAGCTCTGTTAGATGCGGCAAATTATGAAGATGCCAAATTCCAACAGATTAGACTAACACTAGAATAATTAAACTTGAGTGGGGGAGGGGTAAACGGCGAAAGTCGGCACCCTTCCCCACACTCTCTAACTGAGAGGAATTAACATGGCCGCATACGCTTCAGCAGTAACGCTCCACACACCTAAAGCAGAACGCATATCTCGCAATTTGGGAATGATCGCTGGCAATATCGATATCACAAACTACAATTCTACGACAACTGAAGAGACGGATATCACCCGTTATTTTAAGAACTCATCTCAAGTTGGTCTTGAGAAGGGGATCTTGAGTCTTAGTGTTACCTCGAGCGAAAAAGGTTATGTTCTTGGTTTTGACAAGACGACTGGAAAATTCATAGCTTATAGTCCTGGCGCTCTTGCAATCGGGGACATCGCTTTGGCTACCGGTGATACCTATACTGATGCTGCAGTTAACGGTGCTGTGAATGCTATCACTGTAACAGCAGGTGCTTTATCGGAGGTTGCTAACGACCTTGATCTGGGTACATTTGAATTCGTCGCCACTGGTTTCTTAGGCTAACGATATTTTCTTGGGGGCAGAGCCTGTGCGCTTTGTCCCCGGAAGCTTGGAGATATATGTCAACTTCAGCACTTACTCAGGATGAATTTGTTTTAGAAATCGCCAGTACTTTAGGTGTTCAAAAAGCTACTAAATCTGTTGATGGTGTAACAACTTATGAGGATCGTATTAAACAA